CCCTACAATCTACAAAGTATTACTTTCCATTACGTCCTATGGCAATCGCCACCCTTGCCACGTTCCCTTGGCATTTGCCATACTCCCCCGATGCCCAACCTCACGTCCCTCACCGTTGGCCGTTTCATCCGCGAACTGCTGACCGGCATCGCGCCGACCTCGACGCTGTTCGAGGAGTGGGGCATCGACCACGACACCTACATGGAGTTGAAACGCACCCCGGTGTTCCAGCGGGAACTGCAGAACGCGATCGCGGAACTCAAGCTGCAGGGACAGGACGCCGGGTACATCCTGCGCATGAAGATGCTGTCCGAGGAATTCTTTGGCGACATCGAGAAGATCGTGCGTGACGAGATGGCACCGCACTCCGTCAAGATGGACGCGATCAAGTTCTGCGCCGAGATGGCACGGCTCAAGCCCGAGAAGAAAGATGCAGCACCCGCAGGTACCGTGGTCGCCTTCAACTTCGGCGGTGGCCTTGGCAAATTACTAGGAGTGGAGAACGTCCTTGAAGTCAAGTCAACCCCAGCAACAACCGCAGCCGAACCCGCAGACCCAGCAACGCGTGCAGCAGGCTAAACCCCAGCCCATCCTTCACGACATCCACATCGTGCCGCCGTCGCACCAGCAACCGCACCACACCACGACCAAGCGTCACGTAGGCAATCTCGACTGCTGGTGCCAGCCCTTCCGGGATCCGACCGAGCCACAGTTCGTAATCCATAAATTGACTCACCCCAACACCTAACTCGCGCATCCGGCGAGCGACCCTTCGCGAGCGCCTTTACCAATGATCAAACTTAAAGCCCTGCCCGGCAAGTCGGTTGACGCCATCCAGCGCGACAACATGCTGGAGTCGATCGACGCCCTCCGACGAAGAATTGAGAATGGTGAAGTCACCCGCTTCGGCCTGATCGAGTGCCGCACCAACGGCGACTACACGACGGAATTCACCAGCGCGATGCACAAGCGGGAGGATGCTGCCATGCTGATCGACCTCGCGTTGCGGCTGATGGGATTCGTCAGCAAGAACAAGGATGACGAGTTGGTGTAGGTGGTTCGGCCACAAGTTTCGTGCGTACCAGCCGGGCATCATGGTGTGTGTTCGCTGCGGTAAGCTGCAGCCCGGCATCACCGAGGAACAGCCGCTCAACTTCGAAGCGAACACCCCGAGTACGATGAAAGATGACCACGGTCTCCTACACTCCGTCAAGGACCGCAGAAAGATTCCACGCTGACGACAGCTTGGTGAGATCGCTTATGGGACCGGTGGGCTGCAGCAAGTCGACGACCTGCAGCATGGAACTGCTGCTGCGCTCCATTCGACAGGCCCCGTACGAGGGCATCCGCGACACGCGCTGGCTGGCGGTGCGGAACACCTTCAACGAACTGAAAACCACGACGCTCAAGACGCTGGAGAACTGGCTGCCCGACGAGATCAGCGACGTCAGCAGGTCCTACCCCCCGACGGCGACGATCGACTTCCTCTTACCTGACGGCACGCGGGTCAAGTCCGAAATCCTCTTTCTCGCATTGGATCGCCCGGACGACGTGAAGAAACTGAAGTCGCTCGAAGTGACCGGCACGTGGCTGAACGAAGGCAGCGAACTGGAGAAGGAAGTGCTGGAGATGGCGATCCAGCGCAGCGGACGCTACCCTTCCGTATCCAAGGGTGGACCTTCTTGGTCAGGAGTCCTGATCGATTACAACCCGGTGCCGGACGACCACTGGCTGTACGATCTGTTCGAGATCGAGCGACCCACCGGCTACACCCTCTTTCGCTACCCGCCCGCGCTGCTGAAGGTGCCGAACCCCGCCTATGATCCATCCAAGGCAACGTCTGTTGCGGATAGCACTGATCCGAAAAATCCTCCGTCTATCTGGGTGGGGAATCCAGATGCGGAGAACGTACGCAACCTACAAGGGGGATTTGATTATTACCTGCGACAGGTACCCGGCAAGGATCAAGCATGGATTGACGTATTCATCCTCGGCCAGTACGGTGCTTCGATCGCTGGTCAGGCGGTCTATAAAGGCGAATGGAACGACAAGGATCACACTGCAGAAATTGCGCTCCTCCCCGATCAGTACCTTACCCTTCTTCTTGGATTCGACTGGGGACTCAACCCCGCCGTCATCTTCGGGCAACTGTCCAGAACGGGAACCCTATGCGTCATCGACGAACTGGTGCCGGATACTGCAACGTCCCTCGAAGAACTGATTGATGAACATCTGGTACCCCTGCTCAACGAAAAATATCGGAACATGAAATATGAAGGCTGGGGAGATCCGGCGGGCGTGGGACGATCGAGCTTGGACAAGCGAACTCCGTTCCAGCTTATCAACAAGGCTGGGATTGCCTGCCGACCCGCTCGTACCAACGATTTCATTCCACGACGGGATGCGGTCGTATCTTTCCTCCTGCGTCGCAAGGGATTCCTGCTTTCACCTTCGTGTAAGGTTCTGCGCAAGGGGTTTGGTCGTGGCTACCATTACGAGCGATACCGCACCACCGGAGAACTGAGGCCGCACCCCGCGAAGAATGCCTTCAGCCACCCCCACGACGCATTACAGTACCTCTGTCTTGGTATGAAGCATACGGGTACTTACAATAACTCTACGGTCGTCACCGCTGGGGGTGGCGGCGGAACGAGCTTTTAATCAAAGCACTACGTATTGACACGTAGGACTTGTCTGGCACACGATGCTGTGCCATGCCACCTACCACGTACGGCCCCACGTCCAACCCGAACAAGTTCAGCGCGGGAGGGGGGATCACTTCCACGCCGGGCACGGCGACCAACGTCGACACCCGCCCGGATGCGTTCCCCTACGGCACGCCCAATCCGACCACCGGCAACACCCAGTCGGCCAACACCACCCGTGCGGTCACGCCGGACAAGCAGCCCACCCTCGATGGCGACGAAAAAGCCAAGGATGAGCTTGGCGATTACGTGCGCGGGAAATTCAGCGACGTATCCCTGACCCGCAACAAGATCGACGAACTGCTGTTGCAGTGCCTGCGGCAGCGGCAGGGCGAGTACGACCCCACCGAACTGGCCATGATGGGCAGCACCAGCATCAAGACGTTCTACGGCATCACCGGGACCAAGTGCCGGGCGGGCGAGGCGTGGCTGAACGACATCCTGACAGCGAGCGGCGAGCGCGCGTGGAACCTGAAGCCTACCCCCATCCCCGAAGTACCCGACTACGTGAAGCAGTTGATCGTGCAGCAGATGAAGGAGGAACTGCAGCGGTACGGCCCGCAGCCGGAATCCGTCCTGCGCGATCGCATTCGCGAACTGGGTGCCCTTGCGTACAACAAGCTGGTGGATGCCGCCACCGAAGGCACCGACCGGATGGAGCGCAAGATCGACGACCAGCTTACGCAGGCCGACTGGCAGTCGATGATTCAGGCGTTCGTCTGCGACCTGATGACCTACCCGTTCGCGGTGCTGAAGGCTCCGGTGATGAAGCGCACGCGGCAGATCGTCTGGGAGGGCGCGACACCGAAGGTGCAGGATGTGACGCAGCCGTTCGTGGAACGCGTAAGCCCCTTCGATTTCTACTGGGCGGAATGGGCGACCACGCCGCAGGAAGGCTACATCATCGAGATCATGCACATGCCGAGGACGGCCATCCACGACTGCATCGGCATGGCGAACTTCGACGACGATGCGATCCGCGACGTGCTGCAGGATTACCCCGACGGGCACATGGAGCAGGTGCCAACCAAGACGATGCGCGAAACGCTGGAGCGCGGCGTTACGTCGATCGAGAACGGGGACATTATCGATGTCCTCGATTTCTGGGGGGCGATCAAGGGTGACGTCCTCGCCGATTGGGGGGTCAGCGTCGATGACGAGGATGCCAGTTATGAGTGTAATGCGTGGGTCGTCGGTAATAGGTGTATCAGGGCGTTGCTCAATCCCGACCCGCTGAAGCACCGCAACTACTACGCGACGAGCTACGAGAAGATCCCCGGCTCGTTCATGGGCAGATCAGTCCCCATGCTGATGCGTCCGAATCAGGAAGTGATCAATTCGGCGTACCGTGCCTTACGCCGAAACATGGGCTTGGCATCCGGTCCCTTTGCCGAATGCGATCAGTCACGGCTGGGCGGGCAGCAAGCCCCGGAGGAGATCCTGCCCGCAATGGTCAAGGTTGTAGAGCCTGACTTGTCAGGTACAGGGAAACCTGCGTACTACTTCCACAAGATCGACAGTCACGTCGGGGAACTGGAAGCGTTGATCGACGCCGAGATTCGCAAATGCGATGACGCGA